CTCCGTGGGCGAAGGCGAATCTGTACCTTACAGCCAGGCAACAGTTACAGAAGTTTCTTATAGCGATATTACAATCGAGAAGTACAAAAAGGCTGTTTCTATTGAAGCAGTTGATAAGTACGGCGCTGATATTGCTGTTGAGAAAACAGACGATGAGTTCCTTAATCAGTTACAGAATGTTGTATTAGGCAGATTTTATACATTCCTTAACACAGGTTCTCTTACAGGTGCAGAGTCATCATGGCAGATGGCACTTGCTATGGCAAAGGGCAAAGTCCTTAATAAATTCGCATCAATGAATAAGACAGTCACAGAAGTTGTTGGTTTTGCTAACATTCTTGACGCTTATCAGTACATTGGCAGCGCAAGTATTACCATTCAGACACAGTTTGGTATTACTTATGTTAAAGACTTCATGGGATATAAGACACTTTTCTTACTTCCCGCTGATTACATCGCAAGAGGAAAGGTTATTGCAACACCCGTTGACAATATCGATCTTTACTATGTAGATCCCGGCGAATCAGATTATAAGAGACTTGGACTTGATTTCACAGTTCAGGGCGTTACAAATCTAATTGGCTTCCATGCAGAAGGCAATTACGACACAGTAGTAGGTGAGGTTCTCGCTATTATGGGTATGACACTTTGGGCTGAATATCTTGACGGTATCGCAGTTATTACTGTTGATGATTCTTTTTATAAAGATCTCACTATCAGTCCAGAAGTGGGATCAAAAGAAACATACGGACATTTAGTATCGTCTTATCAGAGTGATGTTGCAGTCAATGGCGATGCAGTAACAGGTACGCTTAACTTCATTGAGGGTGGACTTGCACAGAGTGGACCTCTTGCAGGTGATGGATATTTCCTTTGCCTTAAATGGAGTGAGCCCGAAACAGGCGTTACAAGCGTTAAGGTTGGTTTAGTACCCAGCGCAGGCACAGGCCTTGTTGAGGGAATCGGCGATATCGATCGTGACGTTGTATGCAAGATTAGCGACATTGTAAATCAGAGATTTACTGTTGTTCAGAGCGACGCAGCAGGACATAAGAACATTCAGGTTTATGACCTTTCAGGATTAACTCTTGAAGATGTAGAAGCATAAGGAGAAAACTTATGGCATATAAGGTAATAAAAACCTTTAAAGATGCGCAGGATAACCTTTTCACATACCATGCGGGGGATAAATACCCCCGCAAGGGCATGAAGGTTAGCGAAAAGCGTATCGAGGAATTGTCAAGCAACAAAAACCGTAGAGGCATCCCCTTAATTGAGGAAGTCGAAGCGGAAAAGAAGGAAGAAAAACCTAAAACAACAAAGAAAAAGAGTGCAAAGAAAAATGATTGAGTCAATTATTTCTGAATTAACAATCGAATTACAGACAGAAACGGATTTCAACGCGGATATTTTAGCACTCAAAGTAAACAATGCTTATCGTGAAGTAAAACAAGCGCGTAATTACCCGAAGTCCTATACCGAAGCTATGATTACAGACGACATGGAAAACTATTATTCCAATGTCAAGGAACTTGCATTGTACGATTACAACAAGGTAGGGGCAGAAGGCCAGACACAGTATTCGGCAGACGGCGAGTCAATCCATTATGTTGACAGAAATAAGATGTTTGCCGGCGTATTACCGATAGCGAGGACATAATATGCGAACACCCAGACGTGTAAAACAGAAAATGTATTATTCGTTACCGAGTGCCGGACAACCTATTTATGCAACCGATGAATCAGGAAACATAATTTATGACACAATGCCTGACGGAGAACAGGTCGCAAGAAAAGTAGGAGAGACACCCGAAAGCTATTCGGAACCCGTTGAGTTTAAAAACTCTATTACGGGCGATCTTACGGCTGACGAATTACAGGCGTTCGGAACTGAACCGAGAATGAAATGCAAAATGACGTACAAAAAAGGCGAATTTCCTTTCGTTGTTGATACATTGATTTGGAAAGATTCAGAACCGACAAATCCCGTAGTCGAAAGCAGCGCAGATTACAGAATAATAGGCATACAAGACACAGGCAGACACTTTTATAAAGCCTTAATGGTATCAGTTGTATGAGACGAAATCGAATAATTACCGTTACTTTATCAAAATCAGAATCAATAGAGAGAGCTATTCAAGAATTGGAGAAGTATCGAGATTCTCTTATTGAAAAGAACGAATTATTTGTAAAACGTCTTGCTGATATAGGAGTGAACGCAGCACTAATGACACTTGCCACAAAAGGTCAAGGCGATGCTAAAAGAGACGCACAGTTCTCAATAGTCTTTAATAATGGCGGCGAAGTGGTAAACGGAAGAATAACCATATCAAGCGAACCGAAAGTAGATGCTAAAGGAAGAACATTCTATCCACATTTAGCATGGGAGTTTGGCGCCGGTAATGAATTTAACGGATCCACAAGCCCAAATCCAAAAGCAAAGGAATTTGGTTTAGGTCCGGGAACTTACCCAGGGCAAACACATGTACCTGAGCCTGGTTTTTGGTATTACAGAGACGAATACGGGGACGCGGTACGTTCTTATGGTACACAAGCCACAATGCCTATGTACACGGCAAGTTTGGAAATAATTAACAACATCGAACTAATAGCGCGGGAGGTTTTCGGTGGATAACACATGGTATTTACAAATTCAAGATAAGGTATTTACCCAAATCGAATACATGATGAAGAAGAAATACCCTAAATTGATTTGCACAACTAAAAATGAAAACGGCGAACCCGCAAAATTCCCGACCTTATATCTGCACGAATTAACACCCATAGAAAAAGGTCAAGATTTGACTAACGAATCAATTAACGCGGTTTTGGCAACAATCGAAATTCAGGTGTGGACTAACACAACAGAAAACGATTGTAGAAACATTATCGCAGAAGCGGTAAATCAAATGAAAAGCCTTCAATTCGACATTATCGAACTTCCTATTGTTACGACAAGGGGAAAGTTAGCATGGGGCGCGATTCGTTGCAGAAGAATGATAGGCAACGGAGACAAAATAGTAAATTAAGACCGAAAAGGTCTTTTTTTAATTTTTTAAGGAGGAAACAAGATTATGGCAGCAACAGTAGCAGGCCTCAGTACACTTGGGGTTAAATTTGGATATGCCGTTGAAACAGCAGCCGGAACAAAACCCGCAGCTTTCACACAGCTTGAAAGATGTAATTCAATCGGCGGTATTGCACTTAACGCTGAACAGATCGACGCATCAGCGCTTGAAGATTTAGTTTCAAGATATGTAGCAGGTCGTCAGGACACAGGCGGTACATGGAGTGTAACATTCAACACCACAGATGAAGTTGTAACACAGCTTACAACCATGATTTCTGATTACAACACAGGCAAGGCGCACACACCTACATTTAGAACTTGGTTCGAAGTATGGTCGCCTAACAACTCAAAGGCATTTTTCGTAGTGGCACAGCCCCCTCAGAAACTTCCTATGCCTGAGTTCGGACAGAACGCATTACAGACAATCGAGATTACATTCACGATTGAGGAATACATCGGTCAGGACACCGCGATTGAGCCTACGGCTTAGGGAGTCACACTCAATAAAAGCGCTACGACCATTGTAGACGGTCAGACAGAAGCACTCACAGCTACAACGTGGCCTTCGGGAGGCACCGTAACGTGGTCGAGTTCAGATGGAAACGTGGCAACCGTAAACAATGGCACAGTAACAGCAGTTGATCCTGGTAAATGTGTTATCACAGCAACCACAACGTATAAGGGATATACCTATACAGCAACATGTAACGTAACAGTTACAGAATCTTAATGAAAAAGGGGGACGAGTTGGCGCCGGCGCTGACTCTCCCTCTTATCATATTTTCAGGGAGATTAAAAATATGAAAAGAATAACCATTAACAATAAAGAGTACACAATCGAATTTACGATTGAAGCATCGTTATACGACGAATGTACAAAGTCCATTATGGACACTTTTATCGGTATTGCAGAGGGTTCGGACAACCTTAATCGTACCGAATCAGCATTAAAAACACTTGTTGATACAATATCGAACTTACCGCAGAAAACTCTTACTGTATTTTATGCTGGTCTTTTGGAACATCATGGTTCCGAAGGCGACGGAAGCATTAAGAGTAAATCGGATGCGAAAAAAGTCCTTGCGGATTATTTAAGAGAACAGAAGAAGTCATTTCGTGATGTTTTGACTGAACTTATGGAAATTATGGCCGATGATAGTTTTTTCGACCTGATCGGATTGACTCAGTTGACGACGGAGATAAACGAAAATCTCAGCGAACCGAAACCTGGCAAGAGTTCATCCGAAAAGAAATAATACCGCATTATATCGCAATAGGCGTACCGCTTAAAGAGATTTACCACACAACATTGGTAGACCTACATCTTTACGACGAAGCCTACAAACTTAAAGAAGAAATTAACGACATGAACCAATGGCTTATGGGACAGTATGTTTTAGAAGCTATGTCGGTTGTAATGTCTAATGCTTTTGCAAGTAAAGGGGCTGCACCCGCTAAATATAGGGACAAGCCCATTCTGGCAGAATATAAAGAAAAAACGAAACCTCTTACAGAGGAAGAAAAACAAGCTCAAATTGATTTATTATTCAGCAATTTAGAGCTTATGAAACAAAACTTTGAACGTACTCACGGAGATAAGAAATGCCAGACATAGATTCTTTATCAGTCAATATAACTTCATCATCGAAACCGGCAGTCAACGCGATTAACGATATCATTAACTCTTTAGATAGGCTTAATCGCGCCTTAAACGATCCTAAACAGGTTGCGGGTGCCGAAAATATCACTAAGAGTCTTAAACTTATTTCAAGGTCAGTAAATTCCATTGATGCAGAAAAAATTAAAAACTTGTCTAATGTTCTGACTGTATTATCGGCAACAGGCACTAAATTATCAAAGCAGAATGTCGCTCAGGGTTTAACTCAGGTCGGTACGGCAACACAGAAAGCAAGCACACAGGCTAAATCAGCAAAATACAACTTTAACAATTTTGCAACTGCGTTAAATAACACAAATGTTAAGGCTTTAAATTTGCGTTACAGTTTTACAAGTCTTGCAGCCGTAGCCGGTACATTATATGCAAACTTCTTCTTGCTTATCCGTGCAGCCAAGTTATTAGGTAAGGCGATGGATTATTCATCGTCCATGACCGAAGCACAGAACGTAGTAACGGTTGTATTTGGCGAAAATTCAAAGGTAATGAATGATTTTGCCGAAACCGCCATTAAAGATTTTGGTTTGGCGAGACTTGCGGCCACAGAGTTTGCATCACGTTTCCAGGCCATGGGTAAAACCATGGGTATTACGTCGGAACAGATTGTTGCGGCAAATGACTTTATTACAAAGAAATTGTCTGGAAATAAAAGAGCATATACGGACTTAGGCAACAGCGTTGCTCACATGTCCATTAACTTAACAAAATTAACGGCAGATATCGCTTCATTATATAACCAAGACTATGAAGATGTTGCAAAGGATATGCAGGCTATCTTTACGGGCATGACGCGTCCTTTAAGAAAAT